CAGGAACAGCCGCATCAACCACCTCCTCACCCACAACGGCGAGACATGTCCGATTTCAGTGTGGGCGGAAAAGACCGGCCTAACTCCTCAAACCATTTCGAGCCGACTCAACTTCATGAAGTGGTCTGTCGAAAAGACCCTTTCAACACCCCTTAAATTTAAAGGTCATGGCCTGAGGTGGAAGCGTCAGTCCACCATTTCAAACCTGTAATTGGCCGTTCCACCCGACCATTGTGCAATCACGACTTTGTCGAGGTCGGTCAGAGTCGGCTCGGTGCCAGTCATAATCGTCGTGTTGGCCGCCGCAATCCCACAGAGGTTGGCGGCGAGAGGTGCCAAGCAAAACGGGACTTTTGCGAGCACGGGCAAGATCACATTCGACGCGCCGAAGACGAACTGTATGTAGGAGTTCACGTCGCACCAATAATGCGTGAAATCAAACGATGCCGGGAAATCGCCCGAGTCGTCATAAATCGTTCGTGGCGTTGCCGTCGCAAACGATCCTGTCAGAAACAGCCCGGTGCCCGTCACCGTCACGGGGAACGGGGTCTGCGGCGCGTCCGCGATCGACCCCTGTTTTCCGGTGTTCTCCCCGCCTTGCGAGTCGAGGGAGAAGTAGTTCCAGAGGTTCAGCGTGGCCATGCTCAGTACCCGGTAAAGGAGTTCCGGTCATGATAGCCATACGCCCGGAGATACGCTTTCCGGTGGGCGGCATCGCGAAGGATTGGTCGCCCGGACTTTGTGAACTGGGTGGGCACGCCTTTCTTGACCGAGTCCTCTTGCGCCTCTTTCACCTGTTTGCTGCTGACGGCGAGGGCGAGGGACTGGATGGGATACCCGGTGAACCCGGCGGTGTGGTGCTCGACGGCATCCTCGGCCACGTCGAGTGGCTTGGTGACGAACGACCCGGTGAACTCTTGGGCCGTGACTTCCTTGTCGCCGAGGAAGTATTTCATCTTGCCCCGGACGACCTTGATGCACTTCTTCATCACGACCCCGCGTATGAGGAATTCGGATCACCGCCGGCCGACTGACCGGCGAGGGCCTGCCTCATGGCAACACCCTGACCTTCGCTCGTCTTCTCGGAAGAATTCACACGGTTATATTGGCGGGTCGTGTTACCCGGCTTCGTCGGGCCTTCCGCACTCGCACCGGAATCTTGGGGCTGGATGCTCGTGACGATGTCCTGAAGGTCCGTGCTGGACCCGTACTCGGCCACGAGTTCGAGATACCGGCCGACGTCCAGACTGATCCCCTGCTGTTGCAGAAGGGGCATGAGCGGGGTGAGGATCTGGGTGACGACCTGATTGAGGAACCCCAGTTTCTCCTCCGGGCTCTGGTGCTGAAGGGAGTACGGGTCGATGTCGATGCTCAGTTCCTCGAACGGAATCCGGTGCCGTTCGGCGGGCGTGACCTTCCGCTCGATGGGATTGGGGAGTCCTTCGACCGGGTGGTAACTCGTCATCGTCTTGACCGGGTGGTGGTGCCAGAACCAGCACAGGGCCTCCGTGACCTTGGCCGTGTGGGCGACCATCGCCTGCTGCATCCACCGGATCGACATGCCGGAGTTCGCGTTCAACATCTTGTCCTGAGTCGCCGTCTTGGACTGGGCCCCGAGGCCGCCCATCAGTTCGACGTTCCCCCCCAGCTTGTTGAGGAAGTCCCAGAGGCCGATGACGAACTGCTGATTGTTCGGGTTGGCCCCGCCGAATCCCATCGGCTTCACCTTGTCCGGGTTGTCGATGCGGACGACTTCCCCGTCCTTGGCGTTCATGATCCGCTCGGCGTCCCCGTCGGCCTGCCCCGATACCCCGAGGAGGTCTTTCTGGCGGGCGGCTTGGTTAATGAGTTTCTGGAAGCAGCCGTTCAAGGCCTCGTCCAAGTCGATGAGGTCTTGGATCGGCCCCTTGGGCATCGCGTTGCCGGGGACCGGGGGCATGACGGTGAGGAAGTGGTACGGGCCATCGTCCGGTCCCACCCACGGCCTCTCGTCGAATGCTTCCCCGTCCGGGTCGAGGTCCGGGGCGTCCCCGTCGTTCGACAGGAGTGTCAGGACCATCCGCTCGTAGGGCAGGTAGATTTCCCAAATGTCGATCATGTCGTAGGCATCGACGTAATCGTTGGAGACGTACTGCCGGCCCAACATGCTGATCCGCTCGTCACCCGCCTGATTGAACTGCCGGTCCGGGTTGGCCTGAAGGAACTTCCGCTTCGCCTTCTCGTACAGGGAGGAATCCTTGATCGCGTCGAGGGGAACCCGGGACCGGTGGCCGCACCACGACAAGTCCCGCAGCGTCCTGGCGTGGTGGTCCATGACCCAGTCGTCGAGGTCGATGCACTGGGCGAACGGCTGGCCGGCCTTCTGCGTCCACCCGGAACGCTCGCTCTCCCCGGGCGTGGCCAGGGCGACCTTCATGACGTGGAACCCGTACAGGGCGTCGACCCCGCCCCGCTGAAGGCTCTCCGCGAGGCCCATCTTCACAATCTCGGGGTTCGCCCACTCCTCCATCGCCGAAATGACCGCCTTGTGCTGTTTCTTCATCGTCCCGATCGTCACCCGGGGGGAACTCGCGATCATCGCCCGGGAGACAAGCTGCATGTAGAGGGACAGGAAGTTGACCGGGCGGGAGACGCGGGCCGTCTCCGTGCTCCACTGGTCCCCCGCGTACCGCCGCGCGGCCTCGCGCCGGGCGGCGCGGTACGGTTCGAGAACCCGGATACTGGATCGGATGGCGTCACAGAGGCGGGAGAGGTCCACGGTCGATTTGCGTTGCTTCCGGGCCATCGGTCACTCCTAGACCCATTGCCGGGTCGCGATTTCATTCCGCTGCCGGTAGAGGCGGCGGCCGAGGATCGAAGTCGGGATTGGGAGCACCGTCGCCTCGGGCCGGTCGTAGGACGAGCGGTCGTAGGACCGGCCCATCCACCACGCCACCGCGTCCGCCACCACCATGTCCCCGTGATTCACGCCCTCGCCCGCGGCGTCCGTCGTGCTCTTGGCCCGGGGGTGCTCCACGCTCCCGTTCGCATGGACGTAGGATAGCGTTTCTTCCAGTGCTTCCGTGTCGTAGTTCGTGAACAGTCCCGCCCGGAGCGCCGACTGGTACTGGGCGTGAAGGTCGTACTTCGTCTTCGGGCTCGCAAACCAACCCGGGGTCTGGCTCTCCTTTCCCCCATCGGCGTACTCGTCCCGCTTCCAGTAAATCCGGCGATACCCGATCTCCTTCAGCACCTCGTGGCCGAACACAATCCCCGGCCCGGGGAACTCCCAGATCAGGAAGGCCGGGTCGCCCGAGGCCGTGCGGAACATCTTGCAGAGGGACACCGCGTACCACGCGAAGTCCTTCGGGTCGATCCGGGAGTTGAGATACCGGCCGACCTTGATCCCCCGGGAGGCGTCGAAGATCGACAGGCAACTTGGGGTGGCGCCACCGCCGGTCGCGACGTCGGCCCCGATCACGTACTGGCCCGGGGGGGCATGGCCGAGATTCCCGTTCTGCATCAGGCCCGGCTCGAACCAGAGGCGTAGGGGACCGTCGTCGGCCGGGTTCAGGCGGCGGGGTTCGGCCGTCTGATGGTCGTAATCGAGGTTCCCCACCCACTCCGGGGACCGGCACTTCTCCAGCAGGGGTTTGATGACGAGGGGTTCGTAGAACTGGCTGCTCGAACCGGACGGGTTGATGTCCAGTTCCATCGCCACTTGGCGGATCGTCCCGATTTCCGCCGCCTTTTTGTCGTACCAGACACTCCGCAGGCCCGGGTGAGGGCCCCCGGAGGGGTTGCCGGACCGGTCGAAGGAGTAATTCGCTGGAAAGGGGACCACCGGCGCTCGAGTCTCGACGACCGAATCCGTCCCCGGGTCGTATTTCCAGAACTTCAGCTTGTTCTCGGCCACCTCGAAGGAGTACATCCGGTCGTTCTTGCGGGGGTGCCGCGACCAGTGCATCTGAATCTTGACGATTTCGGGCGACTTGGTCAGGTTGTAGAACTCGGTGCCGACCCCGAGGTGCGTCCCGTTGAAGAACCGGCAGTCGGCGATCGATGCCGTGTTCTGGCGGACCTTCACGTCCTCCTTGATCTCGCTGAACTCGTCCACGAAGACCACCGACGCCCGGCCACCGGTCCCCGCGCGGCCCGTCGAGGCTTCCCCGGTGATTTCCGACTGGGTCCGCCGGTACTTGAAGTTGAACTTCTGGTCCTCGACCGTCCCGATCAGCCACTCCGGGCAATGGTCGTGAATGAACCGGATCTTCTGGAACAGGGAGTTCTTCGAGGCGGAATCCACGGCGTCGGCGGACCGGGAGATGTCGAGGATCTGAATGTGTTCCTCGAACGCACTCATCCAGACTTCGAGGAACAGGAACAGCCAACTCGCCCCCATGTCCCGGGACTTCTCGATCACCGCCGTCCGGTCGTTCCGGTAGCACCAGAGAATCCCCTTCCCGTAGGGGGGTTCCTCGACCAGGGCCTTTTCCTGAAAAGCCCAGGTGATGAACGGCCCGACCGACCGGACCCCTTTGACGAGCGGATTATATTGCCAACCGAAACAATTATGGACGCGTAGAAGCCGTCCGTCGTCGCCGATTACCGTGAAGGCGTTGTTCGGCCCGCAGTTGATGAGGTCGTAGACCTTTTCCGACGGTTTCTCGCCTGCTCTTTCGGAGTCGCCCAGCGACAATTCGACTTCTCGTAATCGCCGTCGTTGTCGATTCGGCCGAGCGTCTTCCCTTCCGGCCTCTCCCCCATGTCGGACAGGAAGTTCTCGAACTTCTCCCACCTCTCGCAAATCCTGATTCCCCTCCCGCCGTAAGAGGGAAACGCTCTGTTCTTCGGGTTCCCGCAGCGGTCCCGCATGGCGTTCCACGTGTTGTAGATCGACTGCCCCGACCGGCCGTGCGTCTTGAGCCGAGCCGCCGTTTCTCGATTTCTTTGACAGCCGCAACTCTTCGAGCGACCAAACCGAAGGTTCGCCCCATGGGTAACGATTTCCTTCCCGCACGAACACCGGCACCGCCACGCCGCGCTCTTCGTCCCGGGGTACTGCCCCTCCCGGACCAAAGCCGTCAGGAGGCCGAACGTCAGCCCGGTCATGTCCTTCACTTGCGACTTTCCAGCCATGAGTCGTCCACACCTTGTGATCGGGAGTGATACGGATACCGTAGGCGGAAATGACTTCTTTACAACCCATGAAGGCGGGACCGGCCTGAGCCACCCACGCGTCCCCGTCCCAGACCTTGTCGGTCTGGAGAACGCGTTCGATGGGGACCGGCCCCCGGTCGGTCAACACGCGTGTCCCGGCCGCGAGGCAGTTGATGAAGAACAGGACATCCCGGCGACAGGCCTCGATCGCGGCCCGGCGAAGGGACGCATCCTTCCGGCACGCCCGCAAAAGACGCTGCCGGAACCGCAGATTCCCCTCGAAGTCCCGGGGGACCAGGTCAGACGGCCTACTCATGGCCCAGACCCTCCCGCAGCAGGCGGGCGATCATCCGCTCGACGTCATCACCACCGTCGTCACTCACCTCGGCCTTCTCCCGGCTTTCCAGATCGGCGAGGAATTCCGACGGCTTCTTCTGAAGGTACGCCCGCATCGCCCGCTCCTCACCCGTCCGGTCAAACTTCTCCTCGTTCCGAAACACGAACCGCATCGCCCGCAAGACACCCACCCCCGGCACCTCAATCCGCTTCCGACGGTCCACCTTCGGAGCCTCGACCACGAATTCCTCCGCCATGGGAACAACCTCGGGGGACGAGAACACTGTACAACCCGCCGGGGAGGTAGCCTAAACACCACGGGGGTCCGGTAAGGAATCCCTGACCGGGAACGATCACCACAATTACCCATGCTTTTCGCCGAAGACCACCAAACTCACCGGGGATTTAGCCCGGGCGGATTCGGACGATGATCACCGGACCTATGGCGTGAACCCAAAAGAAAACCACCACCCGGCCCCTCACCGCATTTCCCCGACCACACCGACAGCAAAAAACCGCATCCTGAAACACGATTCTGGGGGATATCCGCTCCCCCCGACCTCCGAAACGACCCGGGGGGTCCGGTAAGAAACGCGGTCCGCTCTCATAATCTCACGGGCACCTATCCTCCTGTCAGCCATCGCCTTGCGTCGTCTCACGCCCTCGTCTCACTGTGAGAATCGCACCCATCCCCCCCCATGCGGACAGCGTGACCACATGGCCGAGGGGAGCAGGCCCACCAGCAGGGGAGAGGGGACCGCCACCCGGCCGACACCCGACAACACCGGGACCACACCCGCCGCGCGGCCCGCCCACCTGCCGACCGCCCCGATCAGGCCCCGGACACCAGCCCGCCACCACCACCAGAGCCAGCGGAGACCGACCCGAACCGAAATAGCACTAGAACCTGACACAAGGCACGGGAAAACGTCCAAAAGGTCCACGTTA